TTTTTTAAAAAAAAAAAATTCATTTAAAAAATCACAAAAAAATAAAAAAAAAATTTTTAAATTTTAAAAAAAAACTAAAAAATTTTTTTTTTTTTTTTTTTCACTTTTTAATTTTAAGGTTTTTTTATGTGGTTGAAACCGTTTTTCGGAATTTTAAAAGAAAACATTAAATATATTATTAATAAATGATTAAGTAATTTTCAACTTTTTGTTTTTTTGTTTTTTAGAAATACATATTTTTAAATTTAATTTTTTTTTTCAAAAATTTTTAAAATATCCTTTTTCATTGAAATATCATAATTATCAATATTATCAATAAAATTTTTCAAAATAGGAATTAACTTATTATTAATAATTGTATTTTCACCATCATTTTTAATTGAATATTTAATTTGTGTTTTTGTTTCTTCTTTTTCTTTTGATTCATCATTGTTTTTTTCGTTTTCTTCTTCTTTTGATTCATAATTATTTTTTTCGTTTTCTTCTTCTTTTAATTCTTCCTTTTTTGATTCTTGTTCTTTTGATTCTTCTTTTTTTGATTCTTCTTCTTCTTCAGAATCTTGAACACCATCGTCACTATCTTCATTAACACCATCATTCTTATCATCGCTATCATCGCTATCATCGCTATCATCGCTATCATCGCTATCATTGCCATCGCTATCATCGCTATCATTGCCATCGCTATCATCGCTATCATCGCTATCATCGCTATCATCGCTATCACTTTGATTTTCTAATTTTTGCATTTTAAGTAATTCAATACGTTTTCTCTCTTTTTCTTCTTCTTCTTCTTTAATTTTTTTAATATAAATTTTAGATTTATTTACATAAATATTAAATATTTTTTCGAATGCATCTTTTTTTAAATATTTAATTGTTCTAATTAATTTTTTGTTATTTAAAATAATATTGGGATTAATTTGATTTTTATTTACCTGTAGTCCTAAAACATTATTATCAATTAATGAATCTCTGTTTGAAAGAACATTAAAATCAACTTTGTATTTAACTAAACAATGTTCGAAAATAGCTTGTTGACTTGAACGGGGGGTTCCACCAAGATTTAATAAAATTAAGTTTTGATTATTTCTATTAATAATTACTCTTTTTGAAAAATCATACATAAGTTCTTTTGATTTATTACATTTTGAAACAAAATTTTCATCATATCCAAAAAAATCCATTAGATGAGGAATTTTACTATTTTTAATATTTGAAAAGTTTGTTTCTAATGGATTTTCATTATTATAAATTTTATCTGATTTTCTTAGAATCGCAGTAAAAATCGCTTCATCTTTTTCATAATTAATTTCATTATCATTAAACTTTTCTGGATTTTTTTTAATTCTATCTTTTCCATATGATGGGAAATGGTGTTTATCTCCATTAACCAAAAATACAATATCCTTAATGCTTTTTTTTTGATTTTTATTTTTATTAAAGATAAACATCATTTTTGTTTGATATAAAATATGATCGTCAAATTCTTCAAATATATAATCTTGATTTTTAACTTCGTCTGAAATAATATCAAATGGATTATATTTTTTTAATTTATAATTATTATTTCCATCTTGAAAAATAATTTCACCATCATATTGTCCATAAGTAGTTGAAAATCTTTTTTCAACAGGCATACAAGATAAACAAGTATTATTATAAAATTTTCCACATTTTTCACATGGTTCCTGTTTTTCACAATTAAATTCATTAATATCATTGTCAGATACAAATTGTTTCCTCAATGAAGAAATAATTTCATCAAAATGATTCTTATTTTTAATTTTAATATGAATAGATGTTCCTTTTTTAATATTTTCTAATTTTTCTTTATTTTTTGTATTATAATTTCCCCCTTTAAATGAATCACCTGGTCCTTTTTCATAAAATTTTGGAAAATCATAACGAATAATAGTTGGTTTAAAATTTTTTTTTCTTGAATAAATTGTTACTTTATTTTTATCAGAAAGTAAACAACAAGCCATTTTTTGACCTGCACCATATTTACCTGTTTTCTCTTTATTGGCTTGTGTATGATTAAAAAGTGTAATACACCTTTTAACATCTTCTTTATTCATCCCATCACCATTATCTTGAATCACCAATTCACAATGGTCATTGGTATATAAATATTTGATTACGATTTCTGAAGCGTTTGCATCAATACTATTTGTAATTAATTCTTTGAAAGCATTGTCGATATCCAAACCTTGTCCTTCAAATAATGCGAATGCAAATCCTTGATTACACATATCTCCTGACATCTCTTCGTTTCCTTTCGTTTCTTCCATTTTTATATATTTCTTGTTTTTTGTTTTTAAATATTACTTTTGATTTTTTTTTTTGTTGTTTTAATATTTTAAAAAATATAACTTTCAATTTTATAAATATATAAAAAAAAATAAAAAAAATTATCAAAGCATAATACAGTAATTAGTCAATTGTAATCTTTCGTTTATAGTCATTAATCCAAGAAATATATTTATTTGAGTAGATACATTACCTTTTTCTAAATTTTCTATAAATTTTAAAATTTGTTTTTTTGTTTTTAAATTTTTATTTCTTTTAAACACATCGTAAAATTCATCAACATATCCGTGCATTAAAGCCACTTTTTTATTTAAAAACGCGTAAATATCATTAATTAACCAATTTTTATCTTCTGGAACATTCATACCATCTCTAATAATGCATCTCATATAATATATTTGTGTTAAAAGTCGTCTTGTTCTTTGAAAATTTCGAATATCGTATAAGAGATAATTTCTTTGTGGTTTATAACACATAAAACGAATAAGATAAATAATATCAACTGGTAATGTTTTCATTAATTCATTAAATGTAGGTTTATTTTTTTTATTCATTTTTATAATTTTATATTTTTAATTTAAGTTTTAATTTTTATAATAAAAATGTAAGATAAATTGAAACAAAAAAAAATATGTTTTTATAATATTAAAAATAAATATGTCATTAATTAGAGAAAACACTGATTTAATGTGTTTACAAGTTAAAAATTATGAACCTAAATTTAATATAGATAATAATTCATATGAAGATGAATGTAAATTTATTAGGAATGAAAGTGATTCTACAAAAATATTTAGATGTAGTTGTTCTAATAAAATTATAACCTGTTATTCAAATTTTCATCTACACATTAAACAAAAAAAACACCAATTTTGGTTAAAAAATATATATCCCGAAATTGGAAATTATAAAAAAAAAATAAAAGAACTAGAAAAAATAAGTAGAGTAAAAGATAAAGAAATAAGTGTAAAAAACAACAATTTAAGCAAATATATAAATATTATTAATAAAAAGGATGACAAACTTATTATTTACAAAAAAAAAATTAGAAAATTAGAAAAAAAAAATAGAGAATTACAAGATGATATTTAAATTTTATAATATTAAATATCATCTTGTAAAAAAAAAATATTTTTAATTTAAGTTTTAATTTTTTTTTTTAATTAATTTTTTTTTGATGTCTTTCATAAATTGTACAGGATCATACCAATAACTACCAATACCCCAGTTAGTGTCTTTTAGATTGAAAGTTTCATCTCCCTTTGTAAATTTAATACCAAAAGCCAATAGAATACCTGGTGGTGGTGGTTGTCTTTTGTTTTCTTTTATCATTTTAGATTTTATTTGTCTTTTAACATCATTGCAGTGTTTACACAATGGTTGAAAATCGCTTTTTTTTTGTTTATTTTTTTCTCCAATTCTTGGGTCGTTGAACACCCAGCAATCATTTTTATGGTCGCATTCGATATTATTTGTTGTTCCACAAATAATACATGAATTTTTACATATTTCATCTTTAATATCTTGTTTTATACCCTGGTTAATAATTGGTTCTTCGGCAAATCCATAAAATTTAATCCATTGAACTGAACCTGCGTTTTCATTGGAAAATACAAGATTTTTATGGTCTTCTTTTAATTTTTTCCATTCTTGATCAGTAATTGTTTTTTTCCAAGCATAACTTATTCTATTTGTTTTGAATTGTTTTCCAAATCTGGCCATTTTATATTTTCTACCTAAAGAACTATCATTGCGAAAAATCCCATCGCCAGATGTATAATGTACTTCATTTGGTAAATCATATCTTTTAATAAATTCCGATTCACCATCTGAATTAATATAGTTTTCTTCAACAAATTTGCGTTTATTAGACATTGTTATATTGTTTTTAATTAGAGAAAATTATTCTCATTTTAAAAATCAATTTTATTAAAGTATAAAAAATATTAATATCTATAAAAAAATATTAATATCTGTTAGAAAATTGAAATAAAAATATAGCAATAATTTATATTAATAAAAAATGAATGTGTTAGAATTATTCGGAGGCTGTGGTGGGTTAGGTTGGGGATTTAAGGTTGAAAAGTTTAATATTGTTGCATACAATGAATTAAAAAAAAATATTTCCCAAACTTATAAATATAATTTTAATGAAGACACCGAAATTATCGTAGGAGATGTTACACAAGATGGTATAAAAAAAAGAATTTATACAGCATTTAATAAAAAAAAATGTAATATTATTATTGGTGGTCCTCCTTGTGTTGCTTATTCTATGTCAGGGCATAGAAATTCACGTGATCCAAGAGGGAAATTATTTAATGATTATTTAGCTATTGTCAAAAAATTAAATCCAGAAATTTTTGTAATGGAAAATGTAAAAGGAATTTTAACTATGTATCACGACAAAGATGAATTAACAGATGAAGAAAAGAAATTAGCAGATGATTATTATAAATTAGAAGAGGAAAAAATTAAATTGAAATAAAAAAAAAAAACAGAAAAAGATGATGATAAATTAAAAGTTATTAAAAAAAATTTATCAAAATTAAAAAGAAAAATCAAAAAATTTGATACAAAAGTATTCAGAGAAAAAGTTGTAGACAAAATTGTAAGGCGATTTAATAATTTGGGATATAAAGTTGAATATAGATTGTTAAATTCTGCAAATTATGGTGTTCCGCAAAAAAGACAAAGAGTTATATTTATTGGAATTAAAAATGAATTAAATAGAGATATCCATTTTCCAGTAATTACACATAAAAAAGAAAATTGGATTACAGTTAGAGAAGCAATAGATGATTTAAAAGATATGGAAGAAAATGTTGATTTTTCGCAAATTTATACAAAACATAGAAAAGGATTCATAGAAAAAATTAAAAAAACAGAAATTGGAAAAAGCGTATATCCTAAATATGTAGAAGCTTTTTATAGATCTTATCCCGATAAACCATCAAATACTGTAAAAGAAAATCACGGAGGAGTATTTGTTCATTATGAAAAGAATCGTGTAATGACACCAAGAGAATTAGCACGATTACAAAGTTTTCCAGATGATTTTAAATTTAAAGGTTCTAAAAGTTGCATCCTCGTTCAATTAGGTAATGCTGTTCCGTGTAAACTATCATTGGCAATCGCAAAAGGTGTAAAAAAAATGATTGAATAAAACTTTTAGAATAAAACTTTTAGAAAAAGTTTTAGATCAAAAAAAAACTTTTAGAAAAAGTTTTAGATCAAAAAAAAACTTTTAGAAAAAGTTTTAGATCAAAAAAAAACTTTTAGAAAAAGTTTTAGATCAAAATATATTTTTTTATTGTTAATTATATATAAAATTTAAAAATACTCATCACTAATCCATTTTAATATATCTTTGTTAGTCATAGTTTCCCATTTTAAATCTTTTAATTTTAAGAATCGTGGTTTTGTCATACCTTCACTTTTATAGAAGATGTAAGGTCCATATTTTCCTTTACGAATGGTAATATCTTTGCTCAATACTTTTAATACACTAGGGTTTGCTGATTTACGTCCTTCAATAATTTCAATAGCTTCTTCTAATGTAATATTTTCTTGACCTTTTGCTGAATAATTTTTTTTGGCGTGATTTAAATAATGTCCATATTTGCCTTCACGTAAATATACTGTTTCACCTTTATATTCGCCCAATTCCTTTGCTCCTGAACTTGTTTGATTTTCTGGTAATAATACATCTTTTAATTTCATTTTTTTTACCTGAGCTAATGTAAGATTTTTTTTAACTTTTAACCATTTTATTTCACCATTGATAGTTTGTTTTACAACAGGTCCATATTTGGCGATCATCCAAGCGTGATTGTCATCAAAATTATGAAGAGAATTATCACCACCATATGTTTTTTTTATATCTTTAGATAAAACATTAATTTCATCATCGCATAATTTACATAATTTTTTATAATCCATTTGTCCTTGAGATACTAAATCAAGATTTTTCTCCATTTCAGACGTATAATTATAATTAAACATAGATTCAAAACTTTTCAATAAAAATTCAATTACAATAATACCCACAGGTGTAATAACAAGTTTATTTTTTTCTGCTGCAAATGTTCTTTTTAGTTCAATTTCATTAATTTCTTCTTCTCCACCGACTAATTCAAAATCATTACATTTTTTAATTTTACCTTCAATATTTTTTTTTTCTACGTATTTTCTCTCTTGAATTTTTGAAATAATACTGCTAAATGTAGATGGACGACCAATACCAAGTTTTTCTAATTTTTTAACCAATGCTGCTTCAGTATAATGTAATTTACCATTTTTTAAAGAACATTTACAATAAATTTTACTGTAATCTAAAATAGTATCATTTTTAATTGTTAATAAATAATCATAAATTGGGTTTGTTTCATCATAGCCGTCTACAATTAACCATCCAGGGAAAGTAACTAATTCAGTTCTGTATTTATAGAAATGTTTTTCTGGAGATGTAATTTTTGCTTCAATAACATTTAATTTAGCATCAGTCATACAAGATTCTAATGTATTACGACGAATTAAATTGTATAAACGAATTGCTTTTGGTTCAATAGTATTTGGTAATTCACTTTTTTCAATATCAGTTGGACGAATAGCTTCGTGAGCTTCTTGTGCGTTTTTCATATTTTTAGATTTCTTTTCTTTGAAATGATAATACTCTTTTCCATATTTTTTGGAAATAAATTTTTCTGCTTTTTTCAAGAAGTCCTTGCTATAAATTACTGAATCAGTTCTCATATATGTGATATAACCATTTTCATATAATTTTTGAGCTAATTGCATTGTTTGTTTAGGAGAGAAGCGTAATTCATTACTAGCTTTTTGTTGAAGTGAACTTGTTGTAAAAGGAAGTGGTGATTTTTTGATTGTTTGTTTAGGTTTTGAAATTGTATATTTATGATCATATTCTAATGATTCTGCTAAAAAATCACACATACTATCTTCATCATTGTATTGATAATTTAATTTAAATTCTAAATTCTTTTTAGTAAAATATCCTGATGTATTGTAAATAAATACTTGTTTTAATTCATCTATTTCTTTTTGATTTTCATAAATTAAACGCAAAGCTGGACTTTGACATCTTCCAGCAGATAACCCTTTTGCTTTATTTATATTTGCCCACAATAATGGTGAAATTTTAAATCCAACAATTAAATCTAACATTTGGCGAGATTGTTGTGCTTGTACCATTTTCATATTAATAATGGTTGGATTTTTAATTGCCGCTTGAATTGCTTTTTTTGTAATTTCATGAAATATAATTCGTTTGGTTTTTTTTAAATCTAATTTTAAAACTTTACATAAATGCCAACCAATCGCTTCGCCTTCCCTATCATCGTCCGTAGCAATAATTACTTCTTTACACTTTTTCATTAAGCGACGAATATTACCAACATATTGCATTTTTTTTTTACAAATTTTGAAAGTTGGATTATAATTTTTATCAATACTTTTTAAACCATCTTTAAATTCACAAATATGTCCAAAAGAAGCAACACATTTATATCCAGAACCTAAATATGATTCAATCTTTTTACATTTTGAAGGAGATTCTACAATTACAAGAATCATTTTATTATTTTAAATTTAAATAAAAAAATATACTTAAATTTAAATTTCAATTTATAAAAAAAAATTTATTTATATAATATATAAATGACAAAAACTAAAAATAAAAAATATCTTTTAGGAAAAAAAAATAGAAGAAAATCAAAAAGAGTCAAAAGACATAGAAGAAAATCTAAAAAATTAAAAAGACATAGAAGAAAATCAAAAAGAGTAAAAAGACATAGAAGAAAATCAACAAGAGTAAAAAGACATAGAAGAAAAAGAAACAAAACAAAAAAAAAACAACGTGGTGGAGGCACAGGCGAGGACGATGGCGATGGCGATGCCCAAGATCAAGATACCTCGGCTGATTCCAGCCTCAGTCAACCAGACCAGGAACTTTTAAATAATTTTGGTAAAGGGTTACAAAATTTAATTAAACTTGTGCCTCAAAGTTATGAAACTAGAAATGTAGTTTCATTGTCAAAAGATTGTAAATATAAAGATTTAACTAATGATCCTTTAAAAAAACATTTAAGTTATTTAGTTGCGGTTCATTATGGAGCCGAGGAAAATTTAGAAGCTAAAGTTATTGGATTAGTAAAAAAACGTGATATTATTACAAATGGAAAATGTATGATAGAACATATTCCTAAATATTTTGAACAACAAGATAGTAATGATTATAATACAATGTTATTTGGCGCTTTTAAAAATTTATTAAATAAAGCAATAGAAGAATTAAGTGATGATGATGAAAAAACAAAAGCAAAACAACATATTGCACCACATATTACGTCATTACCAGCATTTTTCACAATTTTTACTGAACCAGTGGATGCTCATCAATATTACGGTAGTAATATTGAGAAGAGCACACTAGGTGTTAAGCCTTGCGAGATTGAAGTAACAAAAAAATCGGATTATGATGCAATAATAACCACATTAAAAGATACTGAGATGGATTTGGATGACACATTAAAAACTGAATTAGATAAAATAAAAAGTAGTTTAGGAACACCAGAAGGAACTGATGCACAGAATAGCTATTTACCTTTTTTAAAAAATATATATGAAGGAAAAAAAACAGATGCTGAAGGAGATGCTGAAGGAAAATATAATTTAAAGGATCAAATGAGAGCATTGAAATATCTAACAATTGAACCTAAAGATGGAGAAAAAGAACGATATAGTATGTATTATACAAATGAAATAAATTTTGAAGGAGAGCCAGGACCAGGAGCACAATCAGCAAACATTGGTGATGGAGCAGCAGGACCAGGAGCACAATCAGCAAACAGTGGTGATGGAGCAGCAGTAACAGGAGAAGGTGAAGGAGAAATAGCAACATCCGCTTCTGATGCCAATCCAGGAACAGGAGAAGGAGCAGGAGCAGGATAAAGAGCAACATCAGCTTCTGATGCCACTAATGCCAATCCAGTAGCAGGAAAAGAAACATAAGCATAAATCTAGGCAGCCTAATTCTGGACAAGTGTGACAGTAGCAGCTGCGGTGTTGGGTTTCATATTTTTAAATTCTTTCCAAGAAATATTTTTAATTTTTTTTTTATTTTTTTTGATTTTTTTGTTATTTTTTTCATTTTTTTTGTTATCATATAATGCTGAGTCAATATATAATTTTTTAAGAATAGAACCAATTTGAAAGGATGCTTCATTTTGGTCTAATTTTCCATTTTCAACTAATTCAAGTACGGAAATAAATTGATAGAGAGTTTCAACATTTATTTTATTTTTCATTAATTTTATAAAAATATTTGTATAATTAGTCCATAAAAAGTTGGCTTGTTTAATTGCCATTTTTTCAATAGATTCATATTTAAGTCGTGAATATTTTTTTTTTAATTCAATTATTTTATTAACGTCGACTCTTATTAGTTTACTGTGTTTTAATTTTCGTATTTGTTCGGTATTGTCTTTTGAATCATAAGATTTAATTAATTTATCTAAATTCATTTTTTGTTCTTCTGATAACATTATAATTAAAATATAATGTTATTTACTTATATATATTTTTTTTTAATTTTTTAATTATATAAAAAATTAAAAAATATATATTTTTTTAAAAGAATATATTATATGGATTCACAAGATTTATTTTTAACAATATTAATATTTTTTATTTTTATATTTTTGTATATTTTCAATGTATTTTATATAAAATATAAAGAAATAAAAAGAAATTGGGATAAATATAAATGTCAACCGATGGTTATGCCGTTTGCCTCTTTTTTTGGACACGATGTAGCTGATAATTTTGTAAGTTGTATAGGTAATATACAAGGTGGATTAATGGATGAATTTTTGAAACCTATATTAGGAGATTTAAGTAAATTATCATCGGTAAGTGATGGAATGTCAGGTGATATAGGATTAACTGCGGGTTTAGGTAATTCATTAGGATTAAGTCAGTTAAGTCAAATGGGTAGTTTTATGAATATAACGGGTGTTATAGCTGCAAGTATGGAATCTATGTTAAATGGTTTTACATCAATTACCAAAAATTTAGTATCTATAGGAGACATTGTTGCACAAGCAGGTATAACATTTGCAACATTACCTAAGGAATTAAATGATTTAACATAAATTAAAAAAAAATATAATATATATAATGAATTCGGGTGATTTAATGGAACATCTAAAAAAAATTAATAAAACACGTGCATATACAAGTAAATATGGTTCAGATTTAATTATAACAGCAACTATATTAGGTGGATTATTATCTGGTTATGTATATTTGTACATAAAAAATAATAAAAAATATATAAAAAAAAATTGGAAAAATCAAAGATGTAACCCAATGATGATACCATTCGCGGGTTTTATTCATTCGGATGAAACAAAAGATCAATTTTTATTTACAAATGATAATTTTTCATATTGTATGAGAAATATTTTAGGAGGAATTGTAAAAGGTTCACTAAGTCCAATAAAAATATTAACAAATCAATTAACGGGGTCGTTTAATTTAAATTTTTTAGAATTAGAAAAATTAAGAGGGTTTTTTAATTTAAATTTATCCAACTACGGCTCTTTTATGGGTAATTTAACACTACTTTTTAAAAATTTCGGATTGGTTCTTACGAGTGTATTGGGTAAAATAAAAAATTTTATAGATAAAATGATTTTAATAATTTTTTATAATTTTAAAATAGTACAAGAAGTAGTGAAAATTTTAAAAAAAGTAATAAAAGATAAAATATTATATATGCTTCTTTTATCGATTTCATTAGCAGCAGTTTCTATGGTGTTTTTTGTTATAGCACAAGTAGTATTTCCTTTCATTATACCTATATTTTTTGTTCCTTTTCCAATTGGAATGTTTTTATCAGCAGTTTCAACAATATTTGGTTTAAGTGTTTTAGTTATATCAATTATTTATTTATATATTTATGTATCAATTATATCATTAATAAATGGAATAATATTACCATTTCAAGACGAACAAATAAAAATATATGAAAAAATGTGTGATTTATTTGATAGAACTGATGAAGAAATAAATAAAAAATAAATTATATATTATTTATATATAATGTATATTTGTTTAATATGTTGTGGTTTATTAATTTTATTAATATTTAGTTTAATGATATGTTCTTGTAAAAAAAACAAATTATTAAAAATGTTAAAAAAAATATATAATTCAATAATGAATTATATAAAATATTTAAATGAAGATGACGGTGATGTTTATTTAAAAAGAGAAGACAAAGAATTTTCAGAATTTATTGGTCCAAAACATCAAAGACATTAAATGTACATATTAATACAACATTCATTGATTTTTGATTTTATGATAACTTTATCAATAACTTTTTTTGTAACTTTAAAAGGGAATTTAATTTCCAAATAATCTTTATCTTTAAATAAATAATTTTTTTTTTTTGATAATCTAAAAAGATTTATTTTTGTAAAAATAATTTCAAAACATCTTTTTAAATTACGAACACCTTTTTCATTTTCCGTAAATTTTTCAATGATATAATTTATTGTATCATCATCAAATTGTATATTATTTTCTTCAAATTTTAAATTTTTTTCAATTTTAGGAATAATATATTTTTTTGCAATTATTAATTTATCATTTTTAGTAAATCCTTCAGTTTGAACTCTATATAACCTATCTTTAAGAATTGGATTAATTTTACTTTCATCATTATAACTGAATATAAATAATGTTTTACTTAAGTTAAAATCTAAAGTAGAAAAATATTTGTCATGGAATTTGTCATTTTGTGTAGTATCAGTTAAATGTGTAAGAATTCCGGTAATTTCTTCACCTTTTGGTGAATCAGAAATTTTATCTAATTCATCCATAAAAATTATAGGATTCATACATTTACTGCGAATTAAAATATCAACAACTTTTCCCCAAACACTACCCTCATATGTGTATGAATGTCCTTCTAGAAAAGAACTATCTGTTGCTCCACCCAATGTAATAAAACCAAACGGTCTATTTAAAATTTTACTAATTCCTTCTTTAATTAAAGTAGTTTTACCTGTTCCGGGCGGTCCTTTAATCGCGATGGCTGTTCCAATAGTATTTGGGTTAACTAACCATTGACCAATGTATTGTAATAATTGCATTTTAGCATTTTCTAAACCATAAACACAATCATCTAGAATTTTTTTTGATTTATCTAAAAACTCCGAACATTTATCAACACCATCAGAAATTTGAAGTGGTAGTTTACAATAATTACCAAAGGGAATTTCCATAAATCCATCTATCCAATTTTTTAATTTATAATATTCGCTATTACAAGGGTCCATATTGTTAAAAGAAGTTACTTTTTTTAATGCTAAAGCTTTATAAATATTGGGCATATTTTTTTCAATTAATAAAATTCTATATGGTTTTTTAACTTTGTTATATTCATTTATTTCTTTTAAATTTTGAATTATTTTATTTTGTTCATCTAAATCTAATGAATTAAAATACTTGATATCATTAAATTTGCTTTTTTCTTTTAAAAGATTTCTAAATATATTTACATTTTTTTTTTTTTTTTTTTTATTTTTTTTTATTTTTTTTTTTTTTTTTTTTTTTTCTTTTTTTTTTTCTTCTTCTTCGTATGCACTTGTTAATTTTTCAAATTTTTCTTTTAATTTTTTATTATCACTTGCTTCTGACAATATTTTAAGTTCTTTTAAAAGTATTTTATGATCTTCTTCTTTTTCAATGGATGAAATATATTTAATTGAAACATCTTTTATAATTCCAAACATATCATCATCAAGTTTGATATTATAATGTCCGTTTTTTCTAATTTTAATAATTTTTCCAGTATAAAATGTATCCCAGTCATCTAATTTTATTTTAACTTTTTCTCCAATTTTTAAAGATTTATTTTTTTTTTCTTCATCATCGCTTGAATCAGAATTTTTAACATTCTCATCATTATACATTTCATTAAAACAAGATTGATCATTATAATTATCATAAATGAAACTGTCATCGGGGAAATTTAAAAGAAGTTTATATGTTTTTCCATTGTTATTTTTATAATTATCAAAAATGATAACATCATTGTATTTTTCTTCTTCGTTTTTATCTTTTTCGTGTTCTTTTTTTTCTTTTTTTATTTTTTTTTTTTCATTTAAATTATTAAGACAATTAAAAAATTTTTTTGCTTTTTTAATTTCATTTTTTTTTATATTATTTTTTTTATTATTTTTTTTATCTATTTTTATTGTATTGTTTTTTAAATTTTTTTTACCATATTTATTTGGGAATCTTTGAGAAATATATTTTAAAATTTCAAGTTCTCCTTTATCTTCATTTGGATTATAATCAGAGGAACTATCGTCGTCACTTTTACAATCATTTGGATCAATATATATTTTTTTTTTTCGTTTCCTCAAATTATATTTAGGAGAACTATTATCATTACTCATATTAATATAATATATATATATTAACTTTATATATATTTCATTAAATAATTTGAAAAAAAAAAAAATAATTAATAAATAAATTGAAAAAATAATCTAAATATTCTTTTCTTAATATAAAAGATGAATAAATTAAATATGAATCCGTCAAGAATTATTGGAATTCAGTTTAGTATTTTATCCCCAGAAGAAATAAAAAAACAATCAGTTGCTGAAATAGTAAATAGAGATACTTATGTTAATAATAAACCAGTAATTGGTGGTTTATTTGATCCTAGAATGGGTATTTTAGAACCAGGACTAATTTGTCCAACAGATGGATTAAATTATATAAATACGCCTGGATATTTTGGACATATTGATTTAGCAAGACCTGTATTTTACATACAATTTATTGAAAATATTAGAAAAATATTGACTTGTGTATGTTTAAAGTGTAGTAAATTATTAATAAATAAAAATAAGTTTAAATATTTATTAAATATAAAACCGAGTGTTAGATGGAATAAACATATTTATCAGTTGTGTAATGATACCAAAATTAAAAGATGCGGTGATGATACTTGTGACGGTTGTGGTACTTTAAAACCAAAGATAAAAAAAGAAGGTTTGAGTACATTAAATGCTCACTGGAAATTACCAGATGATGAAAAAAGTGAAACTGTTACATTAACATTAACAGCAGAAAAAGTTTTAAAAATTTTTAAAAGAATAAGTGATGAAGATGTTGAATTTATGGGTTTTAGTTCTGTATGGTCAAGGCCAGAATGGATGGTATGTCAAACATTGGCAATACCTCCACCATCTGTTAGACCATCTGTTCAACATGATGCAAATCAAAGAAGTGAAGATGACTTATCTCATATTATTATTACAATTATAAAAGCTAATAATATTTTAAAAGAAAAAATCGCTGAAAAAAAAGACCCAAATATTATTAAAGACTGGACATCTTTATTACAATACTATATAGCTACAATAGTAGACAATAAAATCCCAGGATGTCCTGCGGTAACTCAAAGGTCTGGTAGAACATTGAAATCAATTAAAGAAAGATTGGTTGGTAAAACAGGAAGAGTAAGAGGTAATTTAATGGGAAAACGTGTAGATTATAGTTCAAGGTCGGTTATTACCCCTGATGCAAATATAGGAATTGAAGAATTAGGTGTTCCAATGAAAATAGCAATGAATATTACATTTCCAGAACGTGTTAACAGTAGAAATATTGATTATTTAAGAATGTTAGTAGTAAAAAATAAAACAGAAATATATCCAGGAGCAAAAATTTTAGAAAAAAAAAATGGTGATATGATTTCACTTAAATATGTTAACAGTGATATAATTAATGTTGAAATTGGCGATATTGTTCATCGTCATCTTCAAAATGGTGACCCAATTTTGTTTAATCGTCAACCAACATTACACAGGATGTCAATGATGTCGCATTATGTAAAAATTATGCCGGAAGGTGATACATTTAGAATGAATGTAGCAGATACTAAACCATATAATGCTGATTTTGATGGTGATGAAATGAATATGCATTGTCCTCAAGATTATAGTAGTCAAGTAGAATTAATGGAATTAGCAAATGTTTCTAAACATATTATATCACCCGCTGATAATAAATCAATTATTGGTATTTTTCAAGATTCATTATTATCAACATATAGATTTACTAGACAAAATCAAAATTTTAATAAAAGAAATGCAATGAATTTATTAATGAATTCATTTAAAATTAATTTTGATATTTTTAAAAAAGAAAAAATTACAAGTTTCGATCTTCTCACACAAATTATGCCAAAAATTAGTTGTAAATTTGGAAATGGTGCATACGATGGTAAAATAAAAAATGAAGATGGAGAAATGGTAGAAGATGAATTAAATTTAATTGAAATAATAAATGGTGAAATTAAAAGTGGTCAGTTTGATAAAAAAGTATTAGGTGCAACAAGTAAAGGATTAATTCAAACAATTTATAATGATTTTGGATATAAAAAGACTGTTGATTTTATTAACAATTTACAAAATATAGTAACGGACTATATGAAATTAACTTCATATAGTGTTGGTATTAGTGATTTAATTGCAAATACAGATACAAATGATAAAATATCTCAAAAATTATTTGAAAAAAAACAAAAAGTAATAAATTTAATAAATGAAACTCATTTAGGTATTTTAAAAAATGAAAAAGGCAATACAAATGATATAGAATTTGAAACAAAGGTAAATGAAATATTAAATAGTGCTAGAGATGAAGCAGGTAAAATAGGAAAGAATAGTTTAGACAAAAATAATAGATTTGTAATTATGGTAAACGCAGGTTCAAAAGGTAGTTCATTAAATATAGCACAAATGATTTCTTGTCTAGGACAACAAAATGTAGATGGTAGAAGAATTCCATATGGTTTTGAAAATAGAACTTTACCTCATTATACTAAGTATGATGATTCCCCAAAAGCAAGAGGGTTTGTAGAAAGTTCATTTATTCAAGGATTAACACCAGAAGAATTATTTTTCCACGCAATGGGTGGAAGAACAGGTTTAATTGATACCGCTGTTAAAACAAGTCAAACAGGATACATTCAAAGAAGATTAATTAAATCAGCTGAAGATTTAAAAATAGCATATGATATGACTGTAAGAAATGGAAAAAATAAAATAATACAATTTATTTATGGTTCAGACAATTTTGATCCAATGAGAGTAGAAAATCAGAAATTTCCAGTAATTAAACATAGTATAAATGAAATATATAATCATTTCGTTTTTCCTAAAAAAATAAATGGTAAAAGTATTAATGATATTTTAATTTTTAATAAAACAACAAAAATAAAATTTGAAAAACAAATGATAAAATATAATAATAAAATTAAAGATATTGCATCAATAATAATAAATAATAGAAATCTAATTTCTAAAAATGTTTTTCAAGGAAAAAACAATGATACAATAGCTATTCCAATAAATTTTAAAAGATTGATTGAAAATGTAAATAATCAATTTGATGATAAAAAGTATTTAATTAATATAAGTCCATTTGATATGTATAAATTAATTGATAATACCTATAAACAAATAGAAAGTATACGAATTGTTAAACCAAATAAATTATTTAAAATTATTTATTATTGGTATTTAAATCCAAAAGATTTATTAATTAAATATAATTTTAACTCAAAAAGTATAAAATATCTACTTGAATTAATTTTATTTAATTATAAAAAAGCATTAATTCAACCTGGAGAAATGGTTGGTATTGTTGCGGCGCAAAGTATCGGTGAACCAACTACACAAATGACATTAAATACGTTTCACTTTGCGGGTGTTGCATCAAAATCAAATGTTACTAGAGGTGTTCCAAGAATTGAAGAATTATTATCTTTAACTGAAAATATCAAAAAACCGTCATTAACTATAATGTTGAAAGAGGAAGATAAACATAATTATAATTCTGCGGTAAATATTAAACATAATTTGGAATATACAACAATTGGTGATGTAACAAATTCTATATCAATTTGCTATAGTAAAATGATGAAAGATGATAAAATATTTAATGAATATAAACATTTTTTAAGTAATTTAAAAAAAGCAAATGATATTATTGAAGATAATGATGATGTTGATAATGGTTATTGGGTATTATTGTTAGATTTAAATAAAGAATTAATGTTTGAAAAAAATTTAGAAATGCAGGATATTTTATTTGCTTTAAATAATATTGAAAATATTAAAAAAAAAATATTTAAAAATAAAGAATTAGATACAAGTTATTCAGATTTAAATTCAAATGAATTAATTTTTAGAATAAACATTAATTATTTTAAAGATAATATGAAACAAAGTGGTAATGCAAAAGCAATGAGTAAAGCTATTCTAGAAAGCAATAAATCACTAGATGCTGAAGATAAAATAGAAGATTTAAAAAATATTCAAAATGTAATTTTAAATCACGTAGTTCTAAAAGGTATACCAAATATTACAAATGTTTTAATAAGAAAATCAGTAAATAATTTAGTTTTAAAAAATAATGAATATATTAATGAAGATTATTGGGTTTTAGATTCAGTTGGTAGTAATTTAAAAGAAATATTAAAAAAAGAAAATATAAATGCGCATGAAACAATTACAAATAATATTCAAGAAGTATATCAAGTATTAGGGATTGAAGCAGCCAGAAAATGCTTATATAATGAAATTTCGGAAGCTTTTGCAGATACTGCAAATATAAATGTTCATCATATTAATTTATTATGTGATAGAATTTGTGCAACAAAGAAAATGGTATCTGTATTTAGACATGGAATCAATAAAGATGATATCGGTCCTATAGCAAAAGCATCATTTGAAGAAACACCTGAAATGTTTTTTAGAGCAGCAATTCACGGTGAATTAGACCCTTGTACAGGCGTATCTTCAAATGTTATGTGTGGTCAACGTGGATTTTTTGGAACAAATATGTTTCAAGTTGTTTATGATATAAACGAAGAAAATTTAGAAAAATTAGATGATGTAGAGTTTGAAGAAAAAGAAAGTAAGAGTATAGAAGAAATGTTTTCGGATAATTCTAATAAAACAGATGATTTATGTGATAATATTGAAATATTAGATAATATTAATAATACTAATATAAATATTGATTGTAATGAAGATTGGAATATTGATTTTTAAATAAAATATAAATAAAATTGATTTTTTTTTTATATTAATTTTTTACATTAAAATGTCAAAAATTAAAATTCTTGAAGATTTTATTGATTATACAAATAAAGATAAAATAGATTCATATATTAAAAAGGCATCTAAGTTAGAATGTAATGAATTAAATAGTGAAAATATTATGCATAAAACATTACATAAAATAAAAAATAATTTATTTTCTAAAAAAATAAAAAATAAAATTCATATTTTTCAATCAATTATTAAAGTTGACAAATTTTTTAAATATACACCAAATGAAAAAGATGAATCATATTTTGATAATATTTTCAATGATTTAGATTGTGGTATTTATCGCATTATTAATAATGATTATAAATATCATTTTGAATATTTAATTTCAAATATTTTTAATTCAATGAAAACATATAAAATATTATTTATTATTTTAGATTTTGAAGATTTTGGATTAGATTATTATAATGATTATGAAGCTCATAGCACTGTTTTATTATTTTTACCTGAAAAAGATAAATTATATAATTGTTATTATATAAATTCTCACGGTATTGAATTATTAAATGATAAATTTTATGAATATAAATTATCGTCTAAATTAAAAAAACCATTTGATATTACATTTGTTGAAATGTTAATTCATCATTTAAATAAAAATTCAAAATATAAAATTAATTATTGTGGCAAAAATAACTATACAGGTGCAAATTTCCAAATTAGCGATACACGTGGTATATGTTTTGTATTTCCCATAGTAATATTTTATTATTTTTGTAAATATTATTTTAATGATCGCATTTTTAAAACAAAATGGGGTTATATCAAAATAAATAATGGGAAAAAATTAATTAAAAATGGATATTTAAATTTATTTATTGAATCAATGTTTTTAGATTTTTGTGAAGAATATAAAATGTTATTATTAAAAGATATCAAAAATCCATCAATATTAAGAAGTAATAATTTAATGTTAATTATTGAAAACAAAAAATTATTATATTGCAAAATTATTCTTAGAGCATTAGTAAAGTTTATATCACAATTTAATAATTAATGTAAATAACTTAATAATATAATGTTTTATAATAACAAAAAACAATAAAAAAAAAATGGAAACAATTAGTAATTTAAAAATTAATACTTTTTTATTAAATAAAATTTTAAAAAAAGGAAATTATAATATTGGGATATTGGAATTATATTTCAAATTAAAAAAAAATAAATTTGATAGTTTGGATAAAATGATTTTAAATAATAATTTTTTACTTAATGAACAAAAATGGGTTTTATTAAATATTTTTTCAAAATATCAAAAAACATTATTTTCATTAAGTAAATTTTTGGTAATTTATAAATGGAAAAAAGCAAAATATTATGATAATTCACAAGATTTAATTGGAACTTCATATAATGATTTAAAATCAAATCAATTATTAACAATTATTCAAAATAATACTAAATATATATTTAGGGCGTCAGACATTTTGAATATATGGAAAAATTCACTATTAAATAATTTAATTTTAAACCCATTTCCAAAAAAACCTAAAAATCCCTATAATAATATTGTTTTTAAAAATCATAATTTATATAATTTATATTTTCAAATAAGATTTAATACAATATTAAAAATACCAAATTTAATAGAAAAGTTTTTAAAATATGATTTTTCTCTTGAATTATTTAAACACATTGAATATAATAATTTGTTTAATAATTCAATTAAATGTTATGTTAAATCAATAAAAGAAGATAAATCTTTATTATTTTTTGAATGTGAATATATGTTTCAAAAAGAAAATATTTTTAAAAAAAAAGATATAACTATTGAAAAAATAAATGAAAAAATGATTGACGAATTAAAAATAATAATACGTAATTATATTTATTCTGTATATTTTATCCATCCTATACAGAGAAAACATTATAAAAAATTATTTTATAAATATTCAAAAATATTTATAAATAAATATAAACTACATTTTCGAAGAATTGTAAAAATCAAAACAAGAAACTAATAAAATATTATATTTATATATATATGAATAATAATTTATTATCCATTGCCAGAGCATCTGTTTTTTTTGAAAAAAGTGTGTTTTTTTTTTCATATTTATTAACATCAAATATTAATTTTCTAATATTTTTTATAGGACATTATTTTAATAATATAATTAATAAAATATTAAAATATAATATTTTATTACCAATTTTCAAGAAAAAAAATATACCTATAATTGGAATGGGAGTTAGACCAAAAGGTGCTAAAAATTGTTGTTTATTTTTACCTTGTAAAAAAAAATATCCAAAATATCCAAAATCTTATGGTATGCCATCGGGTCATTCACAATCAATAGCATTTTTTTCAACATTATGTATTTTAACATTAATAAATAGTAAAAACAAATATATTATTAAAATTATTGGTATATTTATATTATCATTTTGTATTTTATTTGTTATGTATTCTAGGATTATTTTTAAATGTCATACGATTAATCAAACTATATTAGGTTCATTTATAGGGTTTATATTGGCTTATTATTTATATAAGAAAAAAAATACAATTAAAAAAAATATTTTAAAAATAAAAAATAGCGAATTATTCTTATTTATTTTTTCATTGTTATTAATTATTTTTAATTTTATAATGTTTAAATAATGTATTTATATATATTTCTATAGATATCATTTGGTATATTATATTTATCTTTATACATAAAATTAATAAATTTGTTAATTTTATGTATCATACAAAATTTATTATATTCATTAAATGTTACCAATTTCCAACATGCTTCACCTCTTAAATTTTTATTTTTTTCTTTATAAGTATTAATTAAAATTGGTCTAGACCTTTTTTTAGGTTTTCCTCTTTTTTCTTTTTTTGTTTTTAAATTTTTTACTAAGGCCAATGATTGTAAAGTATTACAATTTTTTAATTTACTTTTATCTTTAATATCAAATCTATGCAAACACTTTAAATAAAATTCCCATTCAAAATCATTAATATAATTATTTAAAAGTATGCGAATACTTTGTTTAGGTAATATGCAATAAATTTTTATTTCATGTTCATGTTTTTTAACATTTTTAATTTTTAAATAAATAAATGATTTATCTTTAGTCCAAGAATTATGTTTTAAATAACAATTTTCTTTTATAATATTGAAATTAGTAATATTATTACTTAAATCCATTATTTTTCTAAATAAAAATTTAATGATTTTTTTTATCAATTTATATAAAATTTAATATATATATTATTTAATTATATAATTAAATAATATATATAATGAGAAAGGTAATTGTTTTTGACTTAGATGAAACAATTGGGTGTTTTCAATTTTTATCTATTTATTTTAATATTTTAATTAAAATTAAAAAAATTAATGACTTAAAAAAAAATGAAATATATTATACCCTACTTGACAATTTTCCAAGAGTTTTTAGACCTAAAATATTTAAATTATTTAAAAAAATAATAAAAGAAAAGAAAAAAAAAAATTTTAATGTATTTTTATATACAAATAACACAGGTTCAAGAAAGTATGTTTTACGAATAATAAAATATATTCATAAAAAATTAAATTATAAATTATTTGATAAAGTAATCTCTGGATTTGGAACAAATAAAATTAAAAGACAAGGTTGTTATAAAACTTACAGTGATATTTCAAAATATTATAATAATAGAAATGTTGAAGTATTGTTTTTTGATGATCGACATCACGAAAAAATGATAAATAAACATTCAAAATGTATTATACTAAATGAATATAGTTATGATATAAATTTTCATAGTTTTATAAAAATATTTAAAAGTATAAATAACAAAAAAAAATATTTAACCGCTAATCAATTAAATAATTATTTTAAAAAATTAAATAATTACGGATTAAATTTTGATATTTTAAAAAAAAATAAAAAAGAATTTAAAATAATTAATAATGAAATTATTAATTTTATTAAAAAAAAAAGTAAAACAAACAAAAAAAAAAATATAAAAAAGAAAAAAAAAACAAAAAAATATATTTTTTTTTAAATTATTTATTAAAAATTAGTATATTTTTTACCGCTACCATAACACAAATTACATTCAATATATTTTTTTATATTAACTGTAGATGTATTTTTAACTAATCCATTTCCCATACATTTAGGACAAATTGTTGAATTATAACATTTTAATGTTCTTGCGCTTGCATCAGTTGCTTCTACAAATTTAGGCATCCATTTATATGGAATAGTTTCATTATTTCCAAAATGTTTAAAATATATTTGTTTATAATATGTATTTTCTGCATTTTTTTTATTAGTTATATCAAGTTTTTCCGAAGCATAATCTTGAATTACTTCAAACCAAGATTTTGTACTTTTACTAACTCCATCACTAAATGCTTCTTTTGTTCTCCATAAAACACTAAGAGGAAGAATATTTAATTCTTCAAATGATTCTCGTAGTAAATATTTTTCACATCTACCTTGTTGATTTTGACTTCTAATATCGGCAGGTACACTTAAATATGTTTGAACAAAATTACAATCTAAAAATGGTGTTCTTGGTTCTAATCCGTGACTACTAATACTTCTATCTGAACGTAACACATCAAAAAAATGAATATCATTTAGTAATCTACGACATTCTTGATCAAAAGCATATTCATTTGGCGCACTATTAAAATAAATATATCCACCTGTAACTTCATCTGAACCATCGCCGTTAAAAATAACCTTTGCATCGCTATTTTCTTTGATATATTTTGAAATTAACCAATTACCTACACTTGCCCTAACTGTTGTAGTATCATAACTTTCAATTGCATAAATAACTTCTTCAATTGCTTCTAAAAACTCACTTTCTTCTAATTCAATTTGATGATGTGTTGTTTTTAGAAAATCAGCTACCATTTTTGCATATTTTAAATCTTCCGAGCCTTTCATACCAATACTCCAAGTATGAATTTGTGATGGATGTTTTTTAAATTTATTCATATTAATATGAACAACAAGTGCTGTAATTAAACTACTATCTAAACCACCTGATAATAAACAAGCAATGTCACGATCCGTATTACATACTCTTTTTTCTACCGCATCAACTAATGACCTTCTAATTAATTTTTTTGAATCACTAAATGATAATGTATTGTTAATAAAGCCATTTGAACTTGAAAAATGAATATAATCTGAAATTATATTATTTTTAATTTTAACATAATGACCAGGTTTAAATTGTTTAATATCATATGTATCTCCTTCTCTTAATTCTTCATAAGAACCAACTAATTGTTTCATTTCCGATGCAAATCCAAATATATTTTCATTCACAATTTTAAATGGAAATTTTTCTTCCCAATTATTTCCTGAAATATAAAGTGGTCTAACACCATATGTATCTCTTGCTACAAATGTTTCATTTGTTTTTAAATCTACAAGAATAAACGCAAATACTCCATCTAATAGTTGTAGTGTATAATCAATGCCAAATTCCCTGTATAAATGAATAATTATCTCACAATCGGAAAAAGTTTCACATTTAATACTTAGTTTTTTATGAAGATGTTTAAAATTGTAAATCTCTCCATTACAAATTAACATACAATCTTTAAAACAAAATGGTTGTTCTGATAAAGGATTTTGATAACCATTAATAGCTAGACGATGAAATCCATAAACATTTTTCCCATCATATTTCAATATACTATTTTCAGGTCCTCGCCCCTGACCTTTCATAAAATGTTTTCTAATTGTTTTTCCATTTAAAATATTAATGTTTAATAGGGCAAAAATACCACACATTGTTTTTAGTTCTAATAATTTGTTAATTTAACTTTAAATATATTTTACAAAAATATTATATATTTTTATATATTTTTATATTATATTTATATAAATGTGTAGTTATAAAACCAAAGATATTCATAAAAATATGAACGATAAAATATTTTCTAGAAGAGTGCCTTCTCACAAACTTCATAATTTATTATATCCTGTTCCTACTTCTACATTATTTCAATTATATCCAGGTATGAAATCACCACAATGTTTAAGAAATACTGGAATAAACGAAACATATAATACAAATAAAATGTTTTCTCCAAGTGATTCTTTACCATTTACTGGATTTCAACATAAAGTAGACGATGAATCAAAACTTAGAAATATTATATTTCCAATGCAAAAATGCCCACAAAATAAATTTATACCACATTCAAACTCAGATTTATATAATAATACAATAACATCAAAAAATTATGTGACATCACACAATCATTTTAAAAGAGAGAAAACAAATTTAAAATATAAAAATGAAAGATTTAATAAATTTAATCCAAATATATGTAATTTTAAAAATAATATGTTTAACAATAGTACAAGAAATGATATTAAGAATCTTTAAAACGTAAATTTATTACTTTCTTGTTGAATTCTTTTAGACATTTTAAAAATCTCTCTATATATCTTAATTAATTCCGAATTAGATATATTTTTATTGTTATCAGAAAGCCTAATTAATATTTCAAAATCTCTTTCATTATCTTCAACATTTTTATTTAAATTTTTTTTACATTGTCCTATTTTGTTTGATAATCTATTTCTCTCTTCTAATAAATTTAATATTTTATCATCTATTTCATCCATTTTTTTTTTATATCCAGGGATTAATTTTTTTAAATCAAAATTAGGATTTAATTTAAGTTGGATATTCATTTTGAAATAATTAATATTATTATTTTTAAATATTAATATTATTTTTAAATATTATTATTATATAAAAATAATGAAAATCAATGTTAAAAAACAATTAATGATGTTTTTGGTTATGGTTATTGTAGGAATGTTATTTAATCCTATGAATATTTTAGCATATAGATTAAATGATTTATATTTATCCTTAACGCTATTTTATGGTGGATTATTGATGGCTTCGAATATGATATGGGCACACGAAATTGTACATTATTTTTCAATGGGACATTTTAATTTTATTGTATTTTGTTTTGGAATAATTTTATCTATTTTAATTTCATTATTTATTTTAAGGAAACAATTATATGTAAACGATAAGCAATGGTTAAAAAGAATGATAAGTCATCATTCAACAGCATTAACAACATCAAATATAATTTATAATAAAACTAATAATGATAAAATTAAAGATTTAGCAAAATCTATAATTGATGTACAAGAAAAAGAAATAGAATTAATGAAATCAATGTTATAATATTATAAATATTTATAATAAATTGATTTATTATATTTTGAATAATTATATTTTAAAAATAAATTTTAAAATATAATTATTCAAAAATGCAAAAAAAAGATTTAAAAATTCAAAAACCATTTTTAAAATGGGTTGGTGGAAAAACACAAATTATTGAAAAAGTAATAGGTAAATATCCAAATTGTATTAATAATTATCATGAAATTTTTTTAGGAGGTGGAAGCGTTTTATTTGCTTTATTATCTATGAAAAAACAAGGATTAATTACAATTAAAAAAAAAGTTTTTGCATATGATTTAAACCGTCACTTAATTGATGTATATAAAACAATTCAAAATAAAAAAAACAAAGATAAATTATTTGATTATCTTTTTAAAATAATTAATGAATATGATAGTATCGGTGTAATTGATGAAAAAAATGTAAGTAAGGTATTAAATAGAAAACCAAAAAATAAAAAAGAAGCATTAATGTGTAAAGAAAATTATTATTATTGGATTCGCAGTAATTATAATTCTTTAATTAATAATGAAATTAAAAAAAAAGAAAATATTATTAAAAAATCGGCAATGTTTATATTTTTAAATAAAACAGGATTTCGTGGAATGTATAGAGTTGGTCCAAATGGTTTTAATATTCCATACGGACATTATAAAAAAACACCAAAATTCTTTACCAAAAAAGAATATGATTTAATTTCAAATTTAATTAAAGATGTTGAATTTATTTGTTGCAGTTTTGAAACAAGTTTAGAAAAAGTTGTTAAAGGTGATTTTATTTATTTAGACCCACCTTATGCTCCCATAGATAAAAAATCATTTGTTGGATATACAAAAGATGGATTCACATATGAAAATCATATAGAATTATTTAATCAAATAAAAAAAATAGGATTCATTGGTAACGAAATTAAATTTCTTATGAGTAATGCAAAGGTAAAATTGGTTGAAGATAACTTTTGTCAAATTGGGGACGAAGACAAAGATGAAAAAAAAAAATTTAATATTGAAGATATTTTGGCTAGACGTGCAATTAATTCTAAAAATCCTGGCGCAAAGGCAAAGGAAGTTCTTATTTGGAATTAAATAACAAATTTGATATCCTTACATAAGACATCTTCTACAAATTCTTTACGCCGAAAGTAAAATGCTACTGTTTTTTTATCCCCTCCAGGACCTTTTGTTCGTGACTGAATATAAGTTCCATTGATAGTATTTCCTCTTTGTCTAATACCGTTATTTCTAAAATGAGTTGCTATTTTTTCATAATCATTTTCAAACTCTTTATATTCCACATTTGTACTGTTAAAAGTATTACAATCGAAGAATTGTATGTAATCTCCATTCTTATTATATTTTTGGTTGTTATCCAATCTAATGTATGGAATAAATAGTATATTATTCGTTTTTTTTTTTAATGATGATTCTTCCCATATTGGAATATTTTTTTCATTTAAATCTCTCATTGTAATAGCAATTGTTTCTTTAGGATTTATTGTCCCATTTTTTAATTGTTTCAATGGAAACAATTTAATTTCTCCATCAGCACAATCCAAACAATCGCTACTTAACTTTATACCAAGACGCTCTTCGACAAATTGACCAGGCTTTCCTTTATTTGAAGAAATTAGAAGTTTAAATATTTTATTTTTAAGGTTTATGTTGAAAACTTCTCTCGTCTGAAAAATTGTTTGCTTTTCACACATTTTTGTTATTTTTATTTAAATTAGTATTTTAATATTAAAAAACATTAAATTATTTTAAATCAATTTTTTTATTAAATAATTTTCATTTTAATTAAAATAGAGGCTAAAATATCTCTTTTTATGGTTTCGGTATCAAAACCTTTAAAAAGGAAATTATATTTTTTATCTAAAAAATCTTTTAATGTTTGAGAAAATCCAAAATCTATTATATAAACTCTTTTTTTTTCAGTTATCATTATATTTTCATCGTGTACATCACCATGTAAAATACCATTATTATGGAGTTTGTCAAATACATTTTTAATTTTATTTTCTATATTTTTTGTTAAGGTATTTTCTTCTAAAAATTTTCTAAGAGTTATTCCATTTATATATTCCATAATTAAGTAAATAGAAAACTGATTTTTATCTTTACATAAATAATAGTCATATAATTTAGGACTAATTCCCAAATTTGAAATTTTTTTTAAAACTTTTATTTCATTTTTTATTGATTTAAGTTGTTCACCAATTGTACTCCAATTATTATATGCAATATTTATTTTTTTCATTGCATATTTTTTTTTATTTTTTTCAACTAAATGAACAAGTCCATATTCACCATTTCCTAATTTTCTAATTATTTTAAATCCGTCTTTTAAACAGGGATTGTTTTTTTTTTTTGAATAATATACAGGTTTAAAATTTATTTTTTCTTTAAAATTAAATTTCATCGATGATGCAATAAATCTTCTTATTATCTCTTGTTTATTCATATTTAAATTTTTAATTTGAACTTCATTATTAATTGATTGTAATTCTTCAAATGTACATTTATCTAAATATTGTTTTTTTATACTTTGTATAAGTTTCATATATTTTATTAAATCAAATTTTTTATTACCTAATTTTTTATTAATTTTATTTATAATATCAGTTGTTTTATTTTTTATTTTTTTTTTTTTTAAATTATTTTTTTTAATATCTGATGTTGTCATTATAACAGTTATTGTTTTATCTAAATAATTTTTTCTTGTCTTATTTTTGCTTTTTGAACTTTTTTTACTTCTTGAACTTTTTGATTTTTTTTTTGTTTTATTCGCAGTCGGCATTATATAAAAGTCAAATATTAAATATTATAATAAATTCATATTTATATTAAAAAATGTCAAAAAAAAATAAATTAATTATGCAAAGTAATAAAAATTTCACAAATGAACTAGATTTACAATTTTTATCTTGTTATAATCACTCAAAAGAGAGAAAAAAACAAGAAGAATTAAAAAAAGATATAAATATTAAAAAATTAAAAATTTATCAAGAAAAAATAATAAATATTTCCAATAACATTTTAAATAATTCAATTAATACTAAAAAAAATATAAATGAAGACATTCCAATAAATATAATAAATTCATTTTTACATTTTAGTAAATTATGCATTGAACATTTTGAATTTTTAGATATTTCTAAAATTGTTCAAAATAATATTAATGAATTTGAAAATGAACAACTTAAACAAAAACAAAATGAAGAAATTAAAAACAAAAAAAAAAATAAACGCAATAGTTTAAAAATTAATTTAAATAATACAACAGAAAATAAAATTAAAAATATAAATAATATTATGCTTGAAAAACCTAAAAAGAAAAAGAAAATAACAGACTTCTTAGATTTGAAAACAATTAAAAAATGTCAAACATTTCCTACACAGATTAGGAAATGAAAGGAGTTTAATTATGGTTGTATGTTTGTTCCCAAATAAAAATTTATTCTTTCATCATTATTCATCTTTATATATAATATATTAATATTTTATATATTAAAATTCTTTATTTATAATTTTAATATCTGGTTTAATAATTATTTTACCGTATTTTAATAATTGCTTATTAAATGATATATGTTCACATACGTGATTAGATTCTTTAAATAATGTTTCATTATATTCACATTTATTATATAACTCACTTTTCATTAAAGCACAACAACCAAAAGCAGATTTAACAGATATTTCTTTACTTTCAATTTGAAATAAATCTTTTTCTGAAATATATATATATTTTTCTTTACGAAAATTTATACATCTATTACAATTTGAGAACATACAAGTATTATTGTTTTTTATATGATCTATATTATTATTAGTAACTATTGCTAGTGTATCGTAATAGTGATTATTATTAACAATTTTATTATTATGACAACATTCTACAAAAGGTGTTATTAATGATATATTAGGATTTTTATAAATATAATTAAACATTTTAAATATTGTATCTTTTTCAAGAATAGTTTCACTATCTAATAAAAAAGTATAATCGCTATTCATCTTACCAAATATTTTTTTTCCTCTATTGCGAATAAAATTCATATGATATCCTTTTATAAAATCTATTTCATATTTCCAATTGTATTTTGATTCAATTGTTTCGCATATAAATAGTCCTTTTCTATTTTTCATAAATTTTTTTATAATCTTTTTTGTATTATCAATAGAATTATTTTCATATATAAAATATTCAAATTCAAAAAAATTTTTATATAATAATTCTGTTTTGTTAAAATAATTATGTAAATAGTTCAACCATTTATCATTATTTTTTACAAAAATAATTATTGATATTTTAAATTTTATTATATCTATTAAACGATTATAAACATTTATCCATTGAAATTGTGAACGTTGTTTAATTCCATGTTTAATACATTCATTATATAATTGTGGTTTATTATAAAGATTTAATATTAATTTAATCATTGTATCATCATTATGATTAAATATAAATTTATCATTATTCATAACTTCTACCAATGATGTATTATTAGCAACTATTACAGGTTTATTATGCCACCAAGCTTCAACAGGAGGTATTCCAAAGCCTTCATACTTAGATGGAAATATAAATAACCATGCATTTTGATGGAGTGCTGAAAGTTCCTTATCAAGTAAGTAACCTGTAATGATTAAATTTTTGTGATATAATTTTTGATTTTTTATTTGCAAAGGAGATGGATTACTTCCAATTACTAATATAACTTCATCTTGAAACCATTCAGGTAGTTGTTTATATTTATTAAGTGCAAAAGTAATACCTTTATGGTTACTATATGATGTTTGAATAAATATATATTTCTTGGTTATATTAAATTTATCTAATACTTTTTGCATAGATATCTTATTTAAATTTAAATTAATATTATTAACACCTGTGCCAATATACATAATATTACTTAATATATCTTTACAATCATTTAATGTAAATTTACTATTAGATAATAGATTATTATATGTTTTACAATTATCTAATTGTTTATTATAGTTATTTACAAACTTTATATTCCATTTGTTTTTTAAATATCCTAATTTTAAAGGTATTAAATCATGCAATATACAATATGTTTTAATATTTTTATTTTTTAATAATGATCTATCTAAAGCAACTTTCTTTCTATCAAATTCTGATAAATTAAGATATATATATGGATTTATTTTGTCAATAAATTCAACTAATGTTTTTTCATGTATTTTTTCTTCATCATTATTATTAAATACATTTCTTTCATCATGATTAGGGTTTTTTACATTGTTAAAATAACATTTAATAACTGAAGCTTTATTTTTTAATTCAATAAAATTTAAAAAATCTTTTTTTAAAAAATTATTAATTAATAATAAAATTTTATAATTTTTGTTTAATTCTATTATAATATTTACTAAATTTATACCATATCTTCCTATACCACGTATTTCATGTTGTAAACATTGGCAATCAATTAAAAATATTGGATATAGTGTTTTATATATTAAAGTTTTATATATATTATTAGTTGAAATGTATGCTCCTTTATAAAAACTCATTTGTCCATAAATATGATGTTCTTTTAACCCATTTATTTCTTTTTCTTCATATTCTAATTCTATTATTTCATCTTTATTTAAATAGTCAGTTTCACCGGAATAGTATGGTGTTATTATTTTATTACCAAGCACCATATTATCATAAATCGTAAAACCAAACCCTTCAGCACAATGAGGAGATATATAATAATCAAAATAAGTATATAACTTGTATAAATCTAATAATTCTAATTCTTCATCTATTAAATATATATTTTTATTTTTATTTGATATTTTTATAAATTCATTGTAAATATCTTCTTCTATTTTATTTATAAAATATTTACCTCTTGGTAATCTATATTTTAAAATTAAAACTTTATTTTCATTATTTATTTTGTTAAATGCTTTCACTAAATTTAATGGATTTTTTCTTATTATTGAACTATTTATATCAAAACAATACCCAAATACAATTTTATTTTTTATTTTATTTACGATATTAATAACATTCAAATTATTTAATTTATAATTATTTATTTTATCTTTATAATAAATAATTTTTGATTTAATATTAATTTTTTTAATAGGTAAGTTAAAATAATTTTTAAATATATTTACACAGTAATTACTACATGTATAAATTTTATTAATGTATGGTTCAAACTTATTGAAAAGTTTTGGCAATGATTTAAATTCCCACACCCAAAAAACTGATATTTTATTATTTAAATTTTTTAATATTTCTATATAATTAATTAATTCAAAGGGTTGTAAAGCAATAATTGTTTTAATTTTAAAATCAACTTTATTAATCTCTTTAATATCAAAAATTTTAATATTATATTTATTTTCAAAATATTTTTCAATTAAAAATAAATTATCTGAAATAGAACAATTTAAATTTTTTAAACCAACTAAATTAATTTTTTCTTTTTTATTAATTATTATATATTCATCACAACAATTCAAAATAACCCTTTCAAATACATGTTCAATATATCCATCATATGACATATTATTTCTTGGTTCTAAATTTTTCTTTTTATATTCATCATATACATCTTCAATACTTCCACTTAAACCATGTATTTTACATATCCAATTATAATCAAAACTTGTTTGTGTATTTAATATATTATATAAATATGGATCACCAAAAACCTTTTCTATAACTTTTTTAGAGAGAATATAAACATTTCCTTCAATAAATCTATTTGTTTTATTAACACAATTTAAATAATCAAGTAATTCATTGCAATATAGTAAATTTTTTTCAAGCAAATTTGAATTTTTATATTGTGGATTACCTGATACCATTTTTAATTTATCTCCCTGTATTTCCCATTCAATATTCGGAAAATAACCATCATAAGTTGGATTATTAATTTCACTATTATCATTATTTTGTTTATTAAGATTATTTATAAAGTCATCATTTACATAATCCAATATTCCATTAAAATATTTCTCTCTTTGTTTTTGATTTGATTTTGAATGTAAAAATAAAATATAACTATAATCATAATTAATATCTTTTAAATATTGAACCGCACACATTTTAGCACCAATATCCATTCCTCTATTTGGAATTTTTAATATAACACATTTACCATTATTTTTAAAAGTATACAATTCAGAGCTGTTATCTCCTATTGAATAGGTAATAATTACATTAAAATATGTGTAAATTTTTTCAATATATTTTGAATAAAAAATGTCAAATTTTGAAATATCATAACAATGTAAGTGAGCTAATAATTTATTTGATATATTTTCATCACTTAAATAATTTAATTTTAAAATATAATTAATTTTATCATTTGGGTTTGATAAATTTAAATAATATTTATGAAATAAATATTTATATTTATTAATATTAAATTTAAGATTTTTTATTTCATCAATAATATTATTTTGCAATATATTTTTGTGTGATTTCAATACTAATTCTTTTGATTGTAATATATTTTTGTGTGATTTCAATACTAATTCTTTCGTTTGTAATATATTTTTTTGACTTGATATATTGTTTAAAAAATCATAATTTTTATTATATTTTTTATTTAAATCTAAAATATATTTCTCTCTATTTTTAATAATACTATTTAAATTTTTTGTTTCAATAATTTTTAAAATTTTATAAATTTCTTCAATAATTTCATTAATATTTGTTAAATCATCATCTATTGGATTTATAAAATTAATAAATTTATTATAATTATTCATAATTTCTAAATCACCACTATAACTTTTTTCACTAATTACAAAAACAAAATGTTTCCTTAAACAATCATGCAATCTTGCTGTTTCTAAAATACTATTTTCTTCAAAATGTATATTTATAACAATTTTTGATTTTTTTATTTCATTATATAAATCATTTCCAAAACTATTTGTTAATACTTTTATATCTAAAGAAAATATTTCCTCTAAATTATTCAAAATTTTTTCACGTCTTTCATTCATAGAACCAAAAAACAAAATATCATTTTTTCTTTCATTTAAATCATTTATATAAAAAATTTCATTATTTATTAAAAAAGGAATGGGAAAATAGTAACTTTTATTTTTAAATTTTTTTGGATAATTTTTAATGTTAGTTCTTGAATAATCAAAAATTAAATCACAATTTTCAAAACATTCTATTATTTTATTTTTATTTTCATTAATATTTAAATTTGGAAAATCGGAATATCGCATTGTTTGTTCAAGATTAAATATTAAAAAATTTGAACTTGGAAAAATATCTAACTCATTAATAAATAAAAATATATAATAATTTTTTTTTTTATTTATTATACTTTTTTCTATTTCATTTTTAAACATTATTTTAACATTTAAACCATATTCTTCTAATTTACATTTTAATGATTCCGATATTGTTAATAAATAATTTGTAGTTTGGATAACATAATTATAATATTTATTTAATTTATTTAATAAATTAAAATTAATAATATTATTTTTTTTATAATTTAATTTTTTAAATGGTATTATAAATTTTTTTTTCTTTTTTTCTTTTATTTTTTTTTCCTTTTCTTTTCTTATTCTTTCTTTTTCTTCCTTCATTATTTTTTCTTTTTTCCTTTCTTCATTTTTAGCATCTATTTTTTTTTT